TCGGTTACGTTAAAAGCACTGCAATAGACACTGCTAGAAACGAACTGGTTGAGTTGATTGAAGAATCATTGGACGCAGACAGGACGCGAGGAGGCCATGCGCTGGATTCTCAAATCGTTACCGTTGAGACTGATGAAGGCTCGATTGCCCCAATAGGTGGGGTTTTCGTAACGGTTCGTGTTCTTTATAATTTTACCCGTGGGGCAACGTAAGCTCCACACACTGAAAGGCAAATCATGGCTACACATAAAGGCTCAGAAGGTTCGGTCGCAGTTGGTGCTAACGCCATTGCTGAGGTTCGTTCTTTTTCAATCACCGAATCAGCAGACACTATTGAAGATACGGCAATGGGCGACACAGCACGCACCTACAAGCCCAGCCTAACATCGTTCAGCGGCTCTGTAGAAGTGTTTTGGGACGAGACAGATACCAACGGCCAGGTTGCACTAGTAGTTGGCTCTGAGATTACATTTAACGTCTACCCAGAGGGTGCAACAAGCGGCGACGCTTACTTGACCGGCTCTGCAATCGTTACCGGCAAGACAATCAATTCGTCTGCTGATGGCATGGTTGAGGCGTCTATTTCCCTACAGGGTAATGGTGCGTTGACAACTGGCACAGTATCTTAATGTCGCTAGGCCAAAGGTTAGCCGCAAAACGGCAAAACAACCGCAAGCAAATCGAGGTGGTCGAATGGGGCGAGGATGCTCCATTGGTTGTCTACACTAGCGCCTTGACCTGTGCTGACGTTGACAAGCTGCAACGCAAGCATAAGGACTTTATGGGCAACCCAACTATTGCAGCGATGGTTGATTTGCTTATCATGAAGGCCGAGGACAAGGACGGCGAAAAGCTGTTTACTCTGGAAGACAAGCCGTTTTTGATGCGCGAGCCTGTAATTCTCATTTCGACCATTGCTGGTCAAATGTTTAGCACCATTGAGACGGTTGAAGAACTGGGAAACGACTAAAGGCAGACAGTTTGCGGTTCAACATGATTGGACTTGCAGACCGTTTGCACAAGACGATTCAAGAGATTGAGGAAATCCCAGTTACAGAGTTGAACGAGTGGCTTGCGTATTTCCAGCTAAAGGAAGAAAAAAATGGCGGCAAATGACGTAAACATTCGAATAAGAGCGGTAGATGATACCGACAAGGCGTTTAGGTCTGTAAAAAGTTCTTTGGGTGGGCTTAAAAACGCCGTCTTTAGCGTCCAGGGCGCTATTGCTGGGATAATTAGTGGCGCAACGATTGGCACAATTGTTCAAGCCAACCGTTCGTTTCAAAGCCTACAAGCAAGCCTGATTACTTTTACAGGCTCTGCTGAAGCTGCCAGCAAGCAGTTTGAAATACTTCAAGAATTTGCCTCAAAAACGCCATTTTCACTTGAAGAAGTAGTTGGTGGCTTTAATAAGCTAGTTGCTCGTGGCATAAGCCCAACCATTGATTCATTTGCTGCATTTGGAGACATTGCTTCTGGCACTGGCAAAAGCCTAGACCAATTTATCGAGGCGGTTGCTGACGCTGCTACCGGTGAGTTTGAGCGACTTAAAGAGTTTGGTATTACATCTAAGTCTGAAGGCAATAAAGTTGCTATAACATTTGGAGGCATTACCAAAACTATTGGAAAAAACTCTACAGAGATACTTGCCTACCTTGAAAACTTGGCAAAAGTTAATTTTGCGGGGGCTACTGTTAGACAGGCAAACACTTTAAACGGTGCCTTTTCTAATTTTGGCGACTCGGTTTCAAAGTTAAGTGTAGCGATTGGCGAAGCTGGTTTAAACGACTTTCTTGTCACAGCCACAAGAGAAATGAGCCGGTTAATAAACGTTACAGCACAGGCGACAAAGGCCAATTTAGGTCTAATTGACGTTATTGGAATAACTTTGCGAGAGGCTTTCAGTGGCGCAACAGAGTCATTAAAAATATACAGAGAGGAGTTAGAGACGCTAAGAAAAGGGCGAAGCATTTTAGATTTTTTAGGTTTTGATTTAACTAACTCAAACAAAGAAATTGATGATGTCCAAAAGAAGATAAACATCTTATTGATGTCAGAGAGAACGTCTAGCAGGGGTATGGGATTTGCAGACCCAAGGATAATCAAAAGCCCAGTAAAAGCCTCGCCATCCACGCAAGACAGCGGGGCAGTTAAGAATGTTAAAACATATATAGATGAGATAAATGACGCCATTGCAGGCGCAATAAGAGGCTCTGATGTTGTTCGTGCTAAAGAGTTGGCAGACCAAATTAAGGCTCTTGATAATCTATATTTTGAAGCTGGCCTTAGTGCTGAAATTTACGACTCGGCAATGAGGAAATTAACTGGCTCAACTGGTTCATTTAGCGAAAAAATTGACAAAGTTAAAAATGCTGTTGATTCATTTATAAGTGATAACGCTTTGACTCGCGGCGACAAAATGATAAAACAAATTGAAGAACTAGATAAAAGATTCTTTGATGGGGATATAACAATAAAGCAATACGATGCAGCAATGACTCAAATGACAGGGACAACAAAAAGTTTTGGAGAGCAAATTAAAAAAAGCCCACTTAAAGAGTTTGCAGATGGCATCAAGACCGTTGAGGACTCGATGCAGGACATAGCCCTTGGTGGACTTATGAAGTTAGAGGACGGCTTGGTCGGCCTTATAAATGGCACAAAGAGCGCGTCTGATGCTTTCCGAGACATGGCAAACAACATCATCAACGATATGATTCGCATGGTGATTCAGCAAAGCATTACAGCACCTTTGGCGGGTGCTTTAAGCGGTGCAATAAGTGGTATGTTTGGTGGCGCATCGGCTCCGGCAATTCCTAGTGCAATTGGTGGCTCGGTTCAGTCAGGTAGGACGCACCTTGTCGGCGAGCGTGGGCCAGAGTTGTTCATACCATCAGCCAGTGGCTCAATTGTTCCAAACAACGCAATGGGTGGCGGTGGCATAACTGTGGTGCAAAACATAAATGTAAGCACCGGCGTACAACAAACCGTTCGCGCTGAGATAATGACCCTAATGCCTCAAATCTCAAACGCTGCTAAATCAGCAGTTGCAGAGGCAAGATTACGCGGTGGCTCATTTAGCGCTGCGATGAGGTAAATATGGCAATTTCTTATCCAGTCACTTTCCCAGCCTCAATTGGCGTTAGCTCAATAAACATTCGAGCTAAAACCGTGGTTGGCGTTAGCTCGTCACCATTTACTGGGCAGCAGCAAGTCTATAAACACCAGGGTCAATGGTGGGAGGCGGAGGTGAGCCTGCCACCAATGAAGCGAGACGAGGCCGAGCAGGTAGTTTCGTTTCTTATCAAGATGAATGGTCAATATGGCACTTTCTTGATGGGCGACTTTCTAAGCACGGCGCCTAGGGGCGTTGGTACTGGCACGCCACTTGTAAACGGTGCAAGCCAAGCTGGTGATGAATTGGTCACTGATGGCTGGACTGTAAGCACAACGGGCATACTGAAAGCCGGTGATTGGATACAGCTAGGCTCCGCTTCTACCTCTACATTGCACAAGGTTTTGGACGATGTAACCAGCGATGGGTCGGGAAATGCCACTCTAAACATATTCCCTAACTTACGTTCATCGCCCGATAACAATGCGGCAATCACAATCAGCAGCCCCAAAGGGCGGTGGCGCTTGGCCAGCAATGAGACGGACTACGCAATTGACAACGCCAGCATATACGGCATGACCTTTGCCTGTGTTGAGGCATTATGAGAGACATTACAGCAGGCGTACAGACAGCCATTGAACAAACAGAAGTTGCTCCAATACTTCTATTCGAAGGATTGTTTTCTTCTGGCTACGTAAGGATTTGGTCAGGTTATGGTGATTTGTCTTATGGCGGCAACGTTTGGACTGGAGTTGGCTCACTAGGTAGCGTCTCAGCAGTTCAGGAGACAGCAGAGGTTCAGGCCAACGGCATAACGGTTTCATTGACCGGCATTCCTTCTGAATTTATATCATTGGTGCTGTACGAATCAGAGCAAGGCAAGTCTGGCAAAGTCTTTATCGGCTTTATGGACGTAAACAACGCGCTGATTGCAGACCCTTACATGATGTTTGAGGGCAAGCTGGACATTCCAGCCATTGCCGAGGAAGGTGAAACATCTGTTGTAAGTATTACTTACGAATCACGCTTAATAAACCTGCAACGCCCGCGCGAAAGTCGTTACACAAACGAAGAACAGCAGCACGAATACCCAAACGACCTTGGTTGTGAATATGTGCCGGCCATGAAAGAAGTCACCCTAACCTGGGGTAGGGCATGAGGATAGAAGGGTGGGAGCGCATCCTGCAAAACAGGATTGACAACGCACAACCTTTTGATTGGGGCACTAACGACTGTTGTATGTTCGCTGTGAGCGTCGTAGAGGCGATTACAGGCGTTGACTATGGCATAGCCTACCGAGGCTACAAAACCAAGCGAGGAGCCGCCTCAAGGCTTTTAAAGGCAGGTGGCGTTGAGGCCATAGCAACTAATGCGCTTGGAGAGCCAAAACAAAGAAAAATGGCAAGGCGTGGCGATGTAGTTTCGTTTATGTCCGAGCAAGAAGTGTCGCTTGGTATCTGCAATGGCGATAAAATAGCGGCAGTGTCTGACGATGGTTTGGTGTTGTTGCCGATGAGTCATGCATTAAAGGCTTGGAGCGTATAAATGGCAAAGGCAGTAAAAGCAGCGGTAATTGTTGCGGCAGTCGCCACCGGCGTTGGTATGTTGGTCGCGCCAGGACTTATTGCGGGAGCAGGCGCTATCGCCGGTTTCGCTGCTGGTACGGCTGGTGCTTACTTTGCAACTACCTTTGTATCAACCCTGGTGCTAGGCGCTGTTTCTAAGGCAATGGCCAAAACGCCAACAGGCGCATCCATTACCCAGCAAGACAAAACTGTAACATCGCGCCAGCCAATAGCGCCACACAACGTTATTTATGGTAGAACCCGCATAGGCGGCACGATTCTTTACATGGAATCAACCAATGCAAATAAATACTTACACGTTGTTGTTGCTATAGCAGGTCACGAAATAGATGCCATTGAAAAATTCTACTTTAATGACGCAGAGGTCACGATTGACGGCTCTGGCAACGTAAATGCAGGACAATACAAAGACAAGGCAAGGATTAAGTACAAGCTCGGCACTGATGACCAAACAGCCTTTGCTGACTTGGTTGCAGAGTCTGGCAGCAAATGGACTAACAACCACCGAGTGCGTGGTCGGGCTTTAGTTTATATGCGCCTTGAGTACGACCAAAACGTATTTATTAACGGAGTGCCAAACCTGTCTGTTGTTGTTCGCGGTAAAAAGGTTTATGACCCACGCACAGAGACAACTGTTTGGTCTGCAAACCCAGCTTTATGTGTAACCGACTACTTGACCAACAACAAGTACGGCATGGCGGCTGTTTACGCAAACGAAATAGACGAGGAAGCCTTAATTGCGGCGGCTAACATTTGTGACGAAGATGTAACCAAAGTAGGTGGTGGAACAGAAAACCGCTACGAGATGCATGGCTCTTTTGCCACATCAAGCCAGCCAGAGGACATTATTAACCAAATGGTTTTTGCAATGGCAGGTCGATGTATTTGGTCTGGCGGCGTTTGGCGCATTTTGGCAGGTGCGTACTACACGCCAACATTGACATTTGATGAAGGCGACTTGCGTGGCGGCATCAAGGTGCAGTCCCTAGTATCGCGCAGAGAGTCATTTAATGGGGTGAAGGGCGTCTTTGCCTCTGTAGACGATAACTACATACTCAGCGACTTTCCACCTATAAACTCTGCTGCTTTTGTCGCCAAAGACAACGGCGAAGAAAACCTAAAGTCAATTGAGTTGCCGTTTACCACCTCTGCAAGCATGGCGCAGCGTTTGGCCAAGATAGAGCTATTAAGGGCAAGACAGCAAATCACGGTTGCAATGCCAATGAAGCTGGTTGGCATGAAGGCTAACGTCGGTGATATTGTTCAAATCAACAACACACGGATGGGTTGGTCAAGCAAACCTTTTGAGGTTGTAAGTGCAAACATTGCTTTTGGCGAGACTGTTGGCGTTGATATTGATTTGCGCGAAGTCTCTACTGACGTCTACGATTGGTCTACCAGCGAAGAACAGACATACGACCCAGCACCAAACACAAACCTGCCAAGTGGCTTTGTGTCTGAACCAGTTGGTATAAGCATTACAGACACTTTAGCTATTAGCGCCGAAACTATCATTACACAGCTAGTTGTTACAGTAACAGGTAGCGACGTGTTTGAAGATAGATTCGAGGTTCAAGCTAAACCGTCTACTTCTGACGATTTTTTAAACTTAGGCCAAGCCTCTGGAAATATATTTCAGCTTGCAAACGTTATTGATGGGGCTATTTACAACGTAAGAGCCAGGGCAATAAACGTTTTTGGCGTTCGCTCTGATTGGACTACGGACGACCACGAGGTTATCGGCAAGACTGCGCCTCCTGAAAACGTTACAGGGTTAACCGGCAACCTGATTGGCAATCAATACTTACTGACTTGGAACGCTGTTCCAGACCTTGATTTGTCTTACTACCGTGTTCGCTACGCATCACCCGACAGTGGTGGTAGCTACGAAAACTCGGTTTCTCTTGTTCCAAAAGTATCTCGCCCAGCAACTTCTGTATTTGTGCCCGCACGAAACGGAACTTACTTTGTTAAAGCTGTGGATAAGCTAAGCCTGGCATCCATCACTCCAGCAAGTATTGCTTTAGATACAAACATTGCAGCGGTTGAGTCTCTTAACGTCATTCAAACAATCAATGAAGCTCCAGATTTTAACGGCACGTTTGATGACACAGTAGAACTGGATGAAGACGATGCTTTAGTGCTAAACACCAGCGTGTTGTTTGACGCTGTATCGGGTGATTTTGATGACGCAAGCGGTTTATTTGATGGCGGCTCCGGTAACGTAGATGCATTTGGCTACTACTACTTTGCAACTGACGTTGACTTGGGCGCAATTTACATATCACGTTGCACAGCCTATGTTAAACACATACGCTTAGATTACGTTGTATTGTTTGATTCGGCTGAAGGTTTGTTTGATGACCGACAAGGCGACTTTGAAGGCGATGTAAACGCTTTTGACGATACAGACGTACAAATAGAAGCAAGGCATACTCAGGACAACCCAAGCGGCACGCCTACATGGTCGGCATGGCAATCGTTCGCAGTTACTGACATAAGGGCACGCGCCATTCAGTTTAGAGCCAAGTTAAGCACAACGGATGAGCAGGCCACACCCAAAGTTACTCAGCTGAGCGTTAACGTCGACATGCCTGACCGCACTGTATCGGGGAATGATATTGTTTCTGGTGCTGGCGCAAAGGTTGTAACGTTTGCACAAGGCTTTAGGGAAACACCGGCAATAGGCATTGGGGCGCAGGATATGCAGACAGGCGACTACTACGAAATCACCTCAAAGTCTCGTACAGGGTTTACAATAACCTTTAAAAATTCATCTGGTACGGCAATCAGCCGCAGTTTTGATTATGTAGCCAAAGGCTACGGAGTGGAGTTAAGCTAATGTCACAGCACGATATGAACATTGCGAACCAGGGTTTTCCTGCATTTCGCGCCGACTTAAACGACGCTCTGCCAGCATTGGCAAGCAACAACTCAGGCGCAACAGAGCCTAGCACTACCTTTGCAAATCAATTTTGGTATGACACTGCAAACAACACGCTAAAACAGAGAAATGAATTAAATACTGATTGGCTTGATATTTTTGAAATAAATCAGTCAACAGGAGTTTTAAATTTTTTATCCCCAGAAATTGGCGGGGCAACTGCAACAACTCAATCGTCTGACAATGATTCAACAAAGGTTGCGACAACTGCTTTTGTTAAATCTGTTGGCGCAGTCTCTTATGGATTGTTCCGCAAGGCCAACCCAGACACTGTAGCTTGGACAAAGACCGGCGCTGGCACAGCAACAACAGCGACAATTCTTTATGTAGAGGTCAATGGCGTGCTTCGCACAATTTCCAGCGGCACAAGCATTACTATGCCAACTTTTGCCGGTGGCACTGATTATGCAATTTGGTGTAAGCCTGACGGCACACTGGAGGCCACGAGCAACCACACCAGCCCACCTGTTTCCGATTCTCGCAAGGTCGGCGGCTTTCATTACGCCCCAGGCGGCAACGCCACAGGCACAAGCGGGGGAGATACAACACCTGCAATCAATGAATATTCCCTTTGGGATTTAAAGTGGCGTCCTGCCTGCCCAGACCCACGCGGCATGACGTTAGTGGGTGGCGGCTTTTGGTCTGACATCTACCTAACAGGCGTAGACGCTATCACCAACGGCTCAAGCAAATACAACGTCACTATGGCTGACGGCTCAAGCCCACCCAAAGTGCCCACGATGTTCGGCGGCAACGGCTCCACTACATACGGCTCTTACACATGGTTTGAGGCGCAAGAATTTTCTACGGCATTTGGTAAGCGGACAGTTACACAGCAAGAATACATGTCGCTGGCCTATGGCACCACGGAGGCATCGTCTGTTGGCAGCGACCAAGGTAGCACCATCCTTAATGCTGCCTACACATCCAAGTGGGGCGTCATGCAGTCGGCTGGCGTGCTGTGGGTGTGGGGGCGCGACCGTGGTGGGCCATTCGCTAGTGCGGCGTGGAACGCCAACACGGAAGGCCGTGGCTCGGAATACAACGCGCCCAACTCTGCGCTCTTTGGCGGCCCCTGGGGCAACGGCTCGAACTCCGGTTCGCGCTGCTCGCTCTGGGGCAACGCTGCCTCGCTCTCGAACGTCAGCGTCGGGTCGCGCTTTCTCTGTGACCACCTGCAACTTGACTAAGCAGGGCGAAAGCCCTGCGTTTAGATGCAACCAATAAAGGATTCAGCTTGTTTCGATCAAATGGCAATAGTGGAAAAATACGAGAGGGTTATCTCGTATCTGTACCCTATTGCCCAGTCAATACCGAGAAAACATGGAGTGGCGAGGGATATGTTTTTGCAATGCCTGATGGGTGTGCCCGACACACTTGTGCAAGCTGGCAAAAGCAATCAAGTCTCAAAACTCTACGCCGCAGACGCACAGCTTGCTCATCTGCGGTTTTGGGTGCGCTTTCTGGTTTCGATCAAGTGTTTAACAAAGCACCAGCAAGAGACATCACAAGTGTTAATTGCAGAAGTTGGGGCGATGTTGGGGGCTTGGCTCAAGCACAGAAAAGCACAAGGGCAGTCTGGATAACAACTCTGCGCTATTTGGCGGCAACTGGAACAACGGCTCGAACTCCGGTTCGCGCTGCTCGAACTGGAACAACGCTGCCTCGAACTCGAACAACAACATCGGGTCGCGCTTTGTCTGTGACGACGTACATCCAACGCTCTGCCAACGCTCCGGCTTGGCAGGCAGACCAATCCACATGTGGTCAGCCAGCGCTGTCCTGCTTCGGCAAATACATTTCGGGGTTCGGCATAACGCCTAGTAGGAAATCCAAAAGCGCAGCCGACTTTTTTATGCCAAAAAAACACCGCAATCTGATTGACCAAATCGTGTCTTTGGACAACCTCCAAGAGGCGTACCGCAAAACATCCAAAGGTAAAAAAATGACCTTTGGTTATTTGGAGTTTAAAGAGTACGACCAAGCCAATCTGCGATTGATTCAGCAAGAGCTTGCTGATGGGGCTTACAACATTGGTGGTTATCGTCAGTTTACTATTTACGAACCAAAGCCAAGATTAATATCTGCGTTAGATTTTAAAGACCGTTTGGTGCAGCATGCTTTGTGCAATGTTATCAGCCCTATTTTTGAGAAAACTCTAATGCCGCAGACATTTGCTTGCCGCGTAGGCATGGGCACCCATGCTGGAGTGGCTTTTGTTCAAGCCCGCATGAGGAACTTAGATTCCAAGTATTTTTTAAAAACAGATTACTCCAAGTTTTTTCCAAGCATAAACCGTGCCGTGTTGCACAAAATGATTGACCGCAAAATTGATTGTGATAAAACGCTGCGTATCTTGCGCGAGACCATCCCAACTGAAGGCAAGGGCATACCTATTGGCAGCCTGACAAGCCAACTTTTTGCCAACGTGTATGGCAATGCCGCCGACCGATTTATTCACTTTGACCTCAAGCAGCGCCATTGGGCGCGTTACATGGACGACATTGTGATTCTTGGCGACGACAAGGACGAGCTAATGGACTCGTTTTTAAGGTTAAATGATTTTTCAATGGAACACTTAAGTCTGCGCATCGGCAAATGGCAGGTCTCACAGACCAGCCGTGGCGTAAACTTTTTGGGCTACCGGATTTGGAAAAACCACAAACTGCTTCGCAAAGACTCAGTGCTTCGCGCAAAGCGTAAAATTGCAAGATACATTGGCAATCAAGACGAAGAATCTTTGACTAAGTTTTTGGCATCGTGGTCAGGCCATGCAAAGTGGGCTGACACTCATCATCTTTTTAATTGGCTGGAGCAAAAGCATGGCATCACTGCATAAAACTATCATAAACACCCGCGCTGACTTGGACGCCATTGATGGCACGCCTGAGCACGCTGAATTTATGACCTTTCTTAAAGGCTCTATAACGCGCAAGCAAGACGTAGCTGTGCGACCTGATAGCTACGGACAACCAGACTACGAAGGCGACATCATTCTTCCTGTTTGGGAGGATGTTGAGGACTTATCAACAATTACAGCTTTTGAATTTGCAAAGTCTGATTTATTGTGAGTAAAATTAAAGCGACACCATATATTAAAAGCTCGGAGCAAAAATGGAACGCACCGTAGAGACAGCGCACAGCCGCATTGATGCCCTCGAAAAAGAGGTCATTGCAATTAAGACCGAGGTGCGTATTCAGTTCAAGGATTTGTTTGGTCGGGTGAAGCGGCTGGAGACAATTCTGTTAGCGGCCACTGGGACAATCATGGTTCTATTGCTGACAGTATTGTCAAAGATGAACTAGCGTGTTACTTGAGCTTGCTGCCGCCAATGCAGCCTATGCGGTTATTAAACAGACCGTTGCCAATGGTGGAGACATCATGGCGGCGGGACAGCATCTTTTCAGCTTCTTTGACAACAAAGCCGCAATATCTAAAAAGGCAGGTCAATCAGGTTCAGACTCAGAAGCGTTTTTTGCGCTTGAACAAATTAAGCAACACGAAATACAACTTAAAGAGTTGATGATTTACCAAGGGCGCGGCGGCCTTTGGGATGAATGGTTGGCATTCCAAGTTGAGGCTCGGAAAAACCGCGAGGCCGTGGCTCGCGCAATATTGCTGAAGAAGCGTAAGCGCATACAAGCCATTAAAGGCGTGCTGACGGGCGTGGCGGTGTTTCTGCTAGGGGTAACAGGCATCGGCGTTGTTTTGCTGCTTGTATGGTTTGTGGTAACTAAAGGCGGGCAACAATGAACGAACTATTGGGATTACTTAAAAATGCAGCACCTGCAATTGCTACTGCGCTTGGCGGGCCTTTGGGTGGCCTGGCAGTGTCTGCGTTGGCTACCAAGTTTGGGGTGGCTGACGAGTTGGAAGCGGTCACGGCGGCGATTAAAGCAGACCCAGAGGCGACAATAAAGTTGCAGGAACTGGAGCAAGCGCGATTCCAAGCTGTGTTAGCTGACAAAGCCTCTGCGCGAGCGCGTGAGGTGGCAATAACAAATAGCGCTAACGCACCGCTGCTTAATAAAATTGTCACACCGGCTTTGGCGCTTGGGGTTGTTGGTCTGTCGTTTGCTCTGTTTGCAGTGCTTATCTTTGTCGAAGTAAAGACAGAAGCCAAGGATATCTTGATATACATTCTTGGCGTGCTATCTGCCGCTGTAACACAAATTCTGTCGTACTATTTTGGCTCAAGCCAAGGCAGTAAAGACAAAGAGGAAAAGTTATCAGGTTTTATGTCAAACAGGGAGTAAATCATGGTGTGGTTGCCCGTTTCGTTTATTTGTTTGTTCGGCGGCGCTTGCGGATTTAAAAGCGGGAGATTGTCTGTTTCTATTGAACAGTGCGAAGCCCAGAATTTTCAAGTTAGACGTAAGCTAGCAACGAACACTGAAGTTGCTGCGTTTGATATGACTTGCATTGAAATAAAACCAAAGGCGACTGACTCACTATGAATTACAAAGAATCCCTAGCGCACATACTTAAACATGAGGGTGGTTGGGTAAATGACCCAAGAGACACAGGCGGCGAGACGAATTTAGGTGTTACAAAAGCTGTCTGGGAGGAATGGCTGGGCCACGCAGTAAAAGACGGCAGTATGAAGTCGATGACGCAACTGGACGTTGAGCCGCTTTACAAGCGCAAATACTGGGACAGAGTAAAAGCCGATGAGTTACCAGACGGATTGAACTATTGTGTCTTTGATGCAGCCATAAATAGTGGCACAGGACGCGCGGCAAAGTGGCTACAAGAGTCTGCTGGCGCAATCCCTGATGGAGCTATTGGCCCAAACACTTTAAGGGCTGTAGCGGCTCATACGCCAGCCGAGCTAATCAACATATACTGCGACAAAAGACAAGAATTTCTTGAGTCCCTAAGTAATTTTGACAGATTTGGCAAGGGTTGGACGCGCAGGGTTGCCGAGGTTAGAAAATTATCTTTAGATTCCGTTAAGCGATGACGTATTCGCCTTAGCGTAAACAAACGGGATTTTAAATGGCTTTATCAAAAGTAACTGACGAAGAATTTATTGAGCTGATGACTTCGCATAAAAGCGTTACAAAAGTTGCTTTGATTGTCGGTATGAGTGTCGCGCAAGCAAATAAACGTAGGCGAAACATTGAACGCAAGCACAGCATACAACTTGTGGCCACGCCGTATCACAACACGCATTATGGCCAAGCAAACTCAGTCTATACGTCACCAACAGTAATAAATTTAGGGATGTTGAATGGGACTGTAATAGTCTTTAGTGATGCGCATTTTTGGCCTAGCCGTCGAACAACAGCTTTCAAGGCTTTGTTGTGGCTTATTGAAGAGCTAAAACCCTCCGTAGTCGTCAATAATGGTGACGCTTTTGATGGAGCCAGTATCAGCAGGCATCCTGCAAATGGGTGGGAAAAAACGCCGTCTGTTTTAGAAGAGCTTAAAGCATGCGAAATGTTTCTAGGCGAAATTGATGACGCGGCTAAACTTGCAAATCCCAAGTGCAAACTAATCTGGACGCTTGGCAACCATGATGCTCGCATGAATATGCGCCTGGCGGCAATGGCTCCAGAGTTTATCGGTATCAAAGGGTTTAATCTAATTGACCATTTTGAGGATTGGCAACATACGACAAGTTGTTTTTTAAATGACAAAGTGATGGTCAAGCATCGATGGAAGGGCGGCATACACGCGACTCACAACAACACAATGGGAAGCGGTGTAAGCATTGTTACAGGCCACCTTCATAGCCTAAAAGCCTCCGCTTGGACTGATTACAACGGGACGAGGTGGGGGGTTGACACTGGAACATTATCGCAACCGTTTGGCCCTCAATTTGCCTATGCGGAAGACAACCCAAGGAATTGGCGAGCTGGGTTTGCTGTTTTAAATTTGCGTGACGGCAGTCTAATTTCTCCAGAAATTTGCATGGTTAACGACAAAAACCCTGATTGTGTTGAGTGGCGGGGCGAGTTGTGGAACGTATCAGCTTTTTAAATGCCTCTAGCGTTGTGAATCTGTGCAAGTTCGCGCACTCATAGCGTCTGTATGTTTCGTTGTTCGGGCGCTGTCTCGTCTCTTTAACAGCCGCCCAAGCCCCGCATTCTGGGCATTTCATCTTGCGCCACAATCTATAAGCCTTGCGGCCAAGTTGAACACGGTTGTGCCTTGCATCCGCCTTTTTTTGCTGTCTCGGTATTTCTTCGCAATAGCTTTAACGTTGGACTTCGGCTTGGCTCTACACGTGTCATCACCAAGCCGGTAGACGGGTCTAGGATAGCGTCTATCACCTTCATTGTCATATACATATCTAACAATATGCGCTCTCTTTAACCCGTCATTTGTTCGTGTTTTTAGCTTACTCAAAGCGGCATGAGCATCAAACCTCGTCACGTCTAATATTTCTGCGACTTCAGCGCCTGACAACTCACCGAATTTTTCAAGCGTGGCAATTACACGCTTAATCACCACGCCGTGTCCCAACGGGGTCATACTTCCAACCATTCAGTCAAACGTTGCCACGCGGTCTTGGGCTTGGCTAATAACGCTGTTTGCAAGAGCATCATGTCACGGCCAATATGCTGACGTACTGGTGGCTTGTAGTGCAGGCCAATCCGCACTTTTCCTGTGTTGTAAATCATTTCACAAGCACCTTGCGTCCATCACGGTAAAACAACCACCTGCCAACGCGAGATGGGAACGCTAAGTTTTCTTCGCTACCTGCGCGAACAGGAGTTGAGCTAAAGTCCCGTGGCTCAAGCGTGGATTTGAAGTCACCAGTGTACCTGGTCGGGTTTACGTTTCCTGTTGCGCTCATTTTGACAACTCCAAAAGCAGGCCGTATGCAACGGCAATTGATACAGCGACAATTATAAAAAGTTCGGTGTAAGAAGATAAGCCAATGCTGGCTAAAAATTTATTGCTCATTTTTGCGGTCTTTCTCAACGTCATGTTGTTCGTGTTCCCAGTCGTCACGCTCTTGACGAGCCTCTAGGTATTCCTCGTATTCGTCTTTACTATCAAAGTCCATTTTGCTTTCTCCTTTTTGTTTGTCCTGTATTTATTTTACACACAAATGCAGGACAAACAGGAGGTTTATTAAGTTATTTTTCTAGGTGTTTACCCTATTGCTTTTTTGAGCAAAAACACGATTTGAGCAGTCAACGAGCGCTCATTTTGCTTTGCCAGGGAAACCAGCTTGGTGTGCAGTGGTTTTGGTACGCGCAAGCTGACGTACTCTTTAAGTTCTTTTTCCATTATTTACTCCTATTGAAACCAGATTAAAGTGCCATGAACCCAGGCGATTGGGAACAACAGCGCGCCTGCTATTAAAAAGCCCCATGAGCCGGTTAGCAGGCAGGTGATGATATGTGTAAGCCACGCGGATATTATCCAAGCGGCAAATATGTACGGCCACATATTGACCCTTTAAAACGGCAAATCATCATCAAGCATTGGTTCTGCTTGTGGTGTTTGACGTGGTAGTGTTTGACGTGCTGGCGCTTGCTGTTGTTCTTTGGGCTGGAAGCTGAACGACATAAACTTCGTGCCGTTTGCGCCTGTTTTGAGCCATGCGCTCATCCACATTTCTACGCCACCCACCATGCATGAGCCCTTGTAGTCTGGGTGGGTCTCTTTTTCCTTTTTGTCATTTTTGAAAAGTGAGCCTGAGTTGTCGCGTTGTTCATATGCCATTTGATTATTCCTCGGTGGTTAAAAAATATTTTGCAAACGTTTTGCCGTTTTGTGTGACGTATTCTGTCTCTATTGCCATACCTTCTTTGCGTAACTTATGGATTGCAGCCGCCAGTCTAAAACAGCCGTATTTATTTAAAGCCTGCAACGGTGTTATCGACTTGCCAGCCATTAAGTCAGTTTGGATTTTATAAATTGCGGTCATAACGCCTCCATTGCAGCTTTTAGCTTGACTACTTTTTTGTTTAACTCCTCAATAAACCGTGTTATTTCCAACTCCATCTCTGAAATAAAAGCATCGTCGCGGTCTACGCGCACCACCAACAACTGAGCTTTTTCAGGCATTCGCGGGTCGTAAATAACGTAGTCGCACCACTTGCGCTGTGTACACGCCATCTGCATCTGCATTTGAACGTTGTACTTGCTAGCTACTGGATTCTTGTCGTCCGCCCACTTCAACCAAGCCTCTAGTGCGGTGTTGGTGTTTGGGCATTTAATCTCAACCAAGCCACTGTCACCCACTAGGCCATCAGGTGAAGCTCCACAGCCTGCAATTGTCGGATGGAGTATGAACCCTACTTCGTCAACCAAAACGTCTGTCTTAGCCTCGTATGCTGCGCGTGCAAAAGGTTCTTGCTCATTACCCCATGCCATCGATGCGTTGCTGTAAGACTCCTCGCGCTGGCCGGTAACTAACTCACACACTAATTGCGCCATGTAGTTGTCACGGCTGGCTGAGTAACCCGACTTGGTTTTGGCCATAAGGTCTGATACACGGCTTGCCGTCACTTGGCCAATTCGAGTAGCAAACCATTCTGGCGTGCCTTGTTCGCTCATGCTGACAACTCCTCTTTGCGTTGGTTCTTTGACGCAATAACGTGAGCCTTGGCCGCATCGTCTGAGCCACAAAACTTAATTGCCTCTGTGTAAACGCTCTTTAGGTCGTCTAGCGTCTGAGCGTGCGCAACGCTATTAAGCGCTAGGTTTAAGTCTTGCTCGCTGATTTGCTTTACCGCTGGCTTGGTTGGCTTTGCCTTGGTTGCCGCATTACCATCATCATCCTCTGCCGCTATGCCGCAAGCCGCCATAACTGAGTAGCGTCGAGCATATGTAAGTGCCGAGCCGTATCCCTGGGGGTCTTGTTTGCTAGCAGGCACGTGGAGCTTGCCGCCTCGCAGTGTCTCGCCTGATTCATGCAAGAACACGGTTTCAACTGTCACGCCGGTGCTGTCTTCTGAGGTCTCTTGGTACAGCGCAATGCCATTAGCCAGCAAAGCATCATTGACTGCCTCCATGCAGCCAGCTAAGTCAGCGTAGCGGCTCTTAAAGTGTGGGTTTGTTGAAGTTTTGAGCGCTGGTGCAAACTGGCGTTTGGCGGCGACAAAGGCCTTGGCAATATTTTTCATTATTTACTCCTAGTATGCGATTTTGATTTCGTCAAAATCTTCTGCGCCAAGTGTTAACTCTTGGCCGTTGATTAAGATGGTGGTCTGATTTCCAGACTCCATTGCCTCCTCAAGTTCAAGCATCGCGTCGATGTACGCGTCGCTTAACTTGCTGACCAAGGCGGCTATCTTTTCAGCGCCTTGGTTGTTTACTGAGTAAATTTGTTTCATTTTGGTTCTCCTGTTTGTGTTGTTGGCGAGTTTATTTTAACGCAGAAAAAACACGTTTTATCTAGGTGTTTACCCCTATTTACGAAAATAATTTCCTGTACTCACAATTGAGCATGAATACATTAGAAAACTACATTGAAGACCTTGAGGCGCTACTGAGCCGCAAGCCCACAACGGACGAAGCGGCTATACACTGGCTACACGCTGTCATTGCTGATGCGACAACTGCGAGGTACAAACTTATCTCAGAGCTTTACCCAGTCGGTTGCAGTGACTAACGTATAATATTTTGAAACCCAGCTAGGTCTGAAGTCATGAGCAGACCGAAAAGCGAATTCCCCGCCTGCTGTCGTTTCTTTTCTGGGAATTACGCGGAAATGCTTTATGCACTATTACAAGTTCAACATCGCCGACTATCGCAAGGATACCGGCCACCTCACAACGATTGAGCATGGCATCTATCGCCAGCTAATTGATTGGTATTACTTAGATGAAAAGCCGATACCAATACAAACCCAAGTGGTTATGCGTCGGTTACGTCTCGGTTCTGATCAAGAGGATTCTTTGCAAAACGTGCTTAATGATTTCTTCACTAAAGGCAAAGACGGCTACAGGCAATGCCGCATCGATTTTGAAATCAAAGAGTATCACAGCCAAGCTGATAAAAATCGTACCAATGGGAAGCTAGGCGGTAGGCCAAAGAAAACCCAGCCGGTTATTTTTGGGAACCCAGACGAAAGCCAAAATAACCCTAACCACAAACCACTAACTAATAAACCATTAACCAAAGATAAGAGCGCAACTATCGTTGCTTTTGTTTTGCCAGAATGGATTGACAAAAACTTATGGGACGGATGGCACTCAACACCAAAGCGCAAAAATGCCACAGATGAACAAAAAACTTTGGCTGTAAAGAAAATTACTAAGTGGCGAGACGAAGGCCTTGATTGGCGAGATGCTTTAGAAAAATCAGCAATTGGTGGTTATCAAGGTTTGTTTGCACCAAGCGTAAGCAACGGCGACAAAGGCCAGGCACTTACCTTTGCCGAGCGTGACCAGCTTGCAAAACAGAAACGTTGGGAAGAAATGACTGGCAGGAAGTGGCCAACAGAATCACAATATTTTATTGACGTTGACAGTAGCGTATTGGAGTTGAAATGAGTATATCAATCAAAGCAATTGACAGGCTTTTTGAACGCCTGGCTGCAACTTATGGCTCGGCATGGTCACGCCAGTGGTCTGACGTTCCGCTTGCTGATGTAAAGACAGCATGGGCACACGAGTTAAGCGGTTACGGTGGGCGGCTAGAGGTGCTTGCATGGGCTTTGGAAAATTTACCAGAGCGAGCGCCCAACATCATTGAGTTTAGAAACCTGTGCCGACGTTCACCTGCACCTGAAGCACCAAGGTTGCCAGAGCCAAAAGCAGACCCAGAGCGTTTGGCTCGTGAGCTGTCAAAGTTGCAAGACCTCAAGCAATTAGTCACTAAAGCCTTGCCGGTTGACCACAAGGCTTGGGCAAAGCGAATATTGCAAGGCTATGCAAATGGGAAAAAGACAAACCCAACAAGCATACGCTTTGCTAAAGAGGCTTTGCAATGAACTACCGCACAGCAAGAAAAATACTTGATTTGGTGCGTGAAGGTAGGGATTACCCTGTATTCATAATCAACCAAGCGTTGTACATTGTTAGTGAGATTACAGAAGAACAGTATGAAAAAACAAACCAAATACAAACCCAAGCCCGTCTTAATCAATCCACTGGCTTTTGTGATTGAAAGCATTACACCGGTTGCAAAGCACGAAGGCTCTCTGTTGACCCTGAAGTTGAAGAACCACAATGCCCTGGCAATGCTTGTCAAAGGCGAGGCAAAACGAAAGGAGCTGGATGTACTGATAAGCGCTTTAAACACGTGCGAGGCGCTCGTTCTTATGGGGTTTGGTACTGAGTATGCTTTTGTTGCAAAAAACGGCTTAGACGCCCTTCTGGAGGTCTGCAAACGCGGTATGAGGACAGACCACTACATTCTAAAAGCTGTTGAGATGCAAACCCTGGACGAGGCAATGCAACTACACGACGAGCAATTAGAAATCGTGACTGTGGGTGAGTTAGACAGGTCGCAGCGTATTGTTCGCGATGTGCTGAGGTCGAAGAAGGCAAAAGTTATAAACGATAAGGAGAAAAACACATGACACGAGAAGAACTAATGGCTGATGACACACAGTACTGTTGCTACTGTGGTGGTGAGAAAGTGCGGTTTCAATGCTGTGGTGAGAACCACTTCCATACCTTTGCTCAAATGTCTGCCGAAGAGCAGGACGAGTTCTTGGACAACGAGGAGTGCGCCCCGCTTTACACGTCACCACAACGACACAAGCCTTGGGTTGGGCTAACGGATGAGGAAATCTGGAGTGTTTATACGCAAGTGGACTCAATGCAATATATGGAATTTTCTCACGCCATTGAAGCAAAACTACAGGAGAAGAACAATGGCTAAGTTAATCGACTTCCCCATTGGCCTCGATGCAGGCGAGACGCGCCTAGACCTTGACCCAGACGCGGTGCTGACTGGTGCAGTAGGACTGTTAAAAGAGGTGGTGATTGTTGGCTATGAAGCTGATGGTAGTTTTTATTTTGCGTCTACTCGCGCCAATGGGCCTGATGTGCTTTGGCTACTTAAACAAGCCGAGCAGCGTCTGCTGGCTATTGAAAGGGAGATGAGAACATGACTACAACGATTGAGTTTAAGGCTTGGCTAGACAGCCCTCTGACAAAGGCAATGAAGCAAAACCACAAGGAGGCGATGATGCGCTTTGAAAACGCGCGGATTGACGAGGCGGTGCTGGCAGAGCGTGAGGCGTGTGCAAAGGTGTGTGACGACATTGACGCTGAATACGGGGGCGAGGATGTGCTGGCGACTTGGTGCGCCAAGGCCATACGTGCAAGGGGCAGTGTTTAAGCTACTACTGGCCGTGTTGATGCTACCGGCATCGGCATTGGCTGTGCCGTACTCGCCACAGGCCAAGTGTCTGGCTGATAATTTGCACTATGAGGCAAGGGGAGAGAGCCTGGCTGGCATCAGAGCTGTGGCCTCGGTGGTCTTAAACAGGGTCGCAAGTAAGCGCTGGCCAAACTCAATCTGCAAAGTGGTTTATCAAAGCAAGCAGTTTAGCTGGGCTAACGATTACAGAGCGCGGAACCCAAGGTTGGTGGCGTACACGCAGAAGGTGCAACGGGTCGTGGCCAGGGCAATCGCAGGCAAATTAAAGGACAACACGCGAAGGTCAACGCACTACCACACACTAGCCGTCTACCCTCGCTGGGCGGGCAGTTTGGAAATGACTGGAGTAATTGGTTTTCACGTGTTTTATAAATATCACAGGAGAGAGCAATGAGCGCAGAAAAAGAAGTTAGAAGAACAAATGCTTGGCTGCAACGCCGAGTTAGGGCAAGTCAAATACCAATTGACGCAGAGCCATACATCAATTACCAGCATCAAAACCCGCAACGCTGGCGCAATGTTTTAGTAAAACTATCGGTTGTGGCGGTAATTCTGTTTGCAGTAGGGCTTGTCACTTGCGGATTAATTACACTCAACTTATGGCTTGCTATATGAAAAAAGAATCAATACCAAATGCTTTCACAATGTTTATTGGAAAAAGTATTATTAGCGATGACACCAGTTTTAGACGTTCGAGAGCTGGAACGGTCGGTGGCAAGGCAAGGTCAAAGAATTTAAATGGCGATGGGATACAAAATGTGCATCAACTAAAAGTGAATTCAAAACTTACAGAAAAGCAAAAGCGTTGTCTTTAATCCCCTGGGGCACAAAGAAAGAGCAAGCCGAGCGCCGAGTGCAACAAAGCATCGAGTCTAAAAGGTTGCAACAGGCCGCTGACGAGGGTTTAGCTCGCGAGTTGGTGTACAGCTACAAGTGGCAGGCTGAAAAAGCGCCAGAGTGGTTTAGGGGTGTGATGGATAAATTGGCTAAAAAATACGGCCAAAAGTACGCGGATAATATTAGGGCGCTAATGACATTGGAGAAAAACAGAAAATGAAAATAACGCTACACAATGCACAACAGGCGCACCAAGTGGTAACGGACATTTATCAAAAGATGAAGCCTCATCTGATAGGAGGTAAGAAATTTACTTTGGAAGTCACAAGCGAGACTCGCAGCCAGCATCAAAATGAGATGTACCACGCAATTATTGGCCAGATTGCAAAACAGGCAAACCATGCGGGCGCTAAGTGGGATGGCGAAAGCTGGAAGCGTTTCTTGATTGACCAGTGGGCAAGCGAGACTGGCAGGTCAGCAGGGAAGGTGGCGCCGAGCTTAGACGGTCAAAGGGTGGTTCAATTGGGTCTACAGTCGCGCAAATTCAATAAGGCAGACGCAAGCGAGTTCACAGAGTGGCTCATTTGCTGGGCAACAGACAAAGGTTTTGAGGTGGGCGAATGAAAACAAAGAAGTGCAAGGTATGCAAAGATACGTTTCAACCAGCCAGACCGCTACAAACTTGCTGTAGCCCAGCGTGTGCAATGCAGTTGGTCAAAGCGGTTACATTCAAAAAAGACAAGCAAGAAACAAAATTAAAGTTAGATGCACTGCAAACAAAGCCGCAACTTGTCAAGAAGGCGCAGGTGGCGTTTAATGCGTACATCCGAGCCAAAGATACAGGCAAGCCGTGCATATCGTGTGACAAGCCCCTGGGAGACGCGCCAAACACATTTGACGCGGGACACTATCGCTCAGTTGGTTCAGCTCCGCACATGAGGTTTGTCGAGGACAACGTACACGGTCAATGCAAGCACTGCAACAACTGGCTTGTCGGGAACGTTGTTGAGTATCGCAAGCGACTCATAGAGCGCATTGGTGAGCATCAACTTAACTTACTCGAATCTGACAGTACGCTGAGGAAGTACACAAAAGAAGGACTGATTGAGATTGCCAGGCACTACAACGCAGAGGCTAGGCGGCTGAACAAAGACAGAGTACAATGAAGGCTCTTTCTCCTAGTCGTTTGTAGCGACTTTAGACCACTAACGCAGTGGTCTTTTTTTTGGTATGATGGTTTCACTTTGGATTTACCAATGGAGAACCCATGACGACAATGGATAAAGTCGGGAACAATTTAGAATATATTGCTCTTGAAACGCTAATTCCTTATGCTAGGAACAGCAGAACGCACTCAGACGCGCAAGTCGCGCAAATAGCCGCAAGCATACGCGAGTTCGGATTTACAAACCCTATATTGATAGACGCAGAGGGCGGCATCATTGCTGGCCACGGCCGTACTATGGCGGCACGTAAGCTGGGGCTGGACGAAGTGCCATGCATACGGCTAACAAACCTCTCGGACGCTCAAAAGAAAGCCTACATCATTGCAGACAACAAGCTGGCTTTGAACGCTGGCTGGGACGATGAGATGCTTAAAGTCGAATTGACAGAGTTAAAAGACCTGGACTTTGATTTATCCTTAATCGGCTTTGATGCTGACGAGTTGGCGAACCTATTGGAGCCTGAACAAGTAGATGGGTTAACCGATGAGGATGATGTTCCAGAAGCTCCAGAAACGCCCGTAACCGTTGAGGGCGATG